GGAGTCGAGTCAAGAGTGACAAATCTAAAACAACTTCGGAGCTTACCGATCAACAAACTAAACAGAAAACGAGCGCGACAATTCGTCAAGCGTGTCGTTGGAGATACTGTATTGTGTCCTGTTGATTTTGAAGCCGTCAGAGATAATCAGACGAGGACAACACAACGCGCCATTCTGGATGAGGCTGCAAACACGGGGAGCGTGATTGACAGCACAATAAACTCATTCATGAAGCGCGAAGCTTATGCGAAGGTCGGGACTCCGCGTGTCATTTCGACATTGCCCGGCCTCACCAAACTGGAATACTCGCAGTATACCCTGGCTGCAAGCAAACATGTTAAGACATTTTCATGGTATGCTTTCAAGAAACCAGGAGACATTGCTGCTAGAGTGGCAGAAATAGTAAACGGTCAAGAACTCGTCGCAGAAACCGACTTCTCCCGCATGGATGGCCATGTGACGGAGGAAGTCAGGAAATACATCGAAGAACCAATCATGCTTGGTTTATTCGGAAACGACGACTACATGTTGTTCCAAATGCGGGAACAATATGGTAAGAACGGACAACTCGGAGGCAAGAAGTACGAGACGGGATACGCTCGTGCTTCTGGGAGCCCGGAAACTTCGTTGTTCAATACGATACTAACTGCTTTCATATCGTTCTCAGCGATGTGTGACCTCGGTCTAGACTATGAACAAGCTTGGAAGAGCTTGGGGGTCTATGGAGGGGACGACGGCCTTGTTGCCATCCCACGTCAGTTTTCAGCCGATCAAGCTGATGCTGCATACCGAAGGAGCGCTACGACTTGGGGTCAAGTTTTGAAACTTGACTTTAAGAAGAACGGTGAACCAGTGCAATTCCTTGCGAGATTCTACGGAACCGCATGGTCTGGTGGCCAAGACAGCATGAGCGACGTGAAACGTCAACTGGTGAAGTTTCATACTACTATAAGTATGGATGTCAACATGTCCCCCGAACAAAAGGCGGTTGACAAAGCCATTGCAATTCTCCTGACTGATAAGAATACGCCGATTCTTGGAGAATTTGCAAGGAAAGTCGCGACTGTGGACGTACAATCGCGGGTTGAGCACGACCAAGCGTTCAGAATGACCTCCCATTGGGCTAGTTTTGATCGTGAGGATCAGTTCCCAAATGAATACGGCATCTGGATGGATGATGTCGTGTCGAGTCAAATGCCAGACTTCGACCTGGAACTATTCAAGGATTGGATCACATACGGTGATCCCATGAAACCTCCTCAGTGTCTCGACTTAACTCCTGAAACTCACCAACCCGAGATTACGTGCATAATCAATGATGATATTGTACCGGGTAAAGGCATTCAGCCTAGTAAGACGATTCAAGCCTCTCCTGAACCTAAACAGGATGAAAATAAAATTAGGCAGGTGAAGAGGTCCACCCATAAACGCACATCGGAAACGATCGTTAGTAAGAAAACTTCACCTGTTAAGGTAAATAATCAGTCAAAGAAACCAACCCGGAAGAATGAGGACGAAACAATCTCGGAAACCTCAACCAAAACCAACCGCAGCGCTTCGCGCCGCCAGAGGCAGAGGGTCCGCAAGGCCCAAGGAAAGAAGGCTACTGGAGACTGCAACGTCTCTAGACGCTCAAACCACTAGTTATGCTAAACTATTGGCTAACCCATGCACTGCTAATCTTGTGCAACCGCTTTATGGTGCATCAGAAGG